AGACGTTTAAACCGATTAGGGGCGGGGCCTATAAAAAGATTACTTATAGGGGCCTATAGCCTTGTGAACACCTCCACAACGGGTGCTAGGCGCTGTTTGAGCGTGTTTCGTTCGCTCTCTGACATCTTGTCCACATCGAGAATTGCGAGGCTGGAAACGAGCCGTGCAAGGTGCGTGATGTAGCTGCTCTTGATGCTCGCCTTTGTGCCTGTGCTGTCCGCTTCCGGCAGGAGTTGCGCGAGTTGGTAAGCATGACGCAGGCCGCGTGCTGAGTCGAGGTCGAGCTTCCCCTCGCGTGATAGTTGAGCGAGTTGCATCCATCGGCAGCGAGTAGCACGGGTGAGGGCAGGGATATGATTGTCCACCCAGGTTTCCCATTGCCCTCGTGGAATCGTCGTCTTCCACCTGAGCAGACAGAGCCCGGCTTCGACGCACTTCCGCAGGCGTTCTGCGCTCATTGAGGCCGCGCTGGTGCCGACGGCGTTGGCCTCACTGACGAGCTGTAGCAGTTGGTTCAGTTCTTCTTGAGAAGGTTGATAGTCAGTGGTTGCCATTGTTCAGGATGCCCGGTTAAATGTGTCTTTGATCACGTTTTGGAATGTCCACTCGGTTCTAGCAGGCCGTGAGCTTTTGCCCGTCCTGCCTGCTCTGTAGCTTTCGACTGCCTCGGCTGACTTCATTCCTGGCGCTGGGATGCCAGCTAGATAAACGTGTTTCAGGTGGACACAGTAGCGGCTAACGGTGGCCTTCGTGACGCTGTGATCATTGGCGATCTCCGTCTCGTTCTTCGCAATTTGAACGCCGAGGCCAAACACGAAATCCACGCAGCACGCCATGAGCCGCGGCTGTGGAGCGTCAACGATCTCGCCTACCAATCGCGCCAGCGTCTCCTTTCCTGTGAGCCGGTTGACATCTACCAGCGCGGCGAGCCTGTTCTCTGTCAGTAAGTCATTCACCACTCCGGCTATGAGTTTCACCAATCGCGCATCCACCGTCTTCATCCTTCGTGCGAGCAATTCGCGGAGGTGATCTTCTATGGAGTCACAAGCCGCTGCGGGATCAACCTCGTATGAGGCTTCAACGTATTCGGAAGGGTCGCGAAGCATTGGGTTGATCTTGGGTGTTATCGGAAGGGGGATGACAAGGGGGATTTAGCCAAAAATCAAGCGATTATTAGGCATGCTTTCCGCATCACTTATAACGGTTTAGCATAAATGACACAAGCACAAAAAAGCCCGCCCCTTGTGAGGGCGGGCTAATTCGAGGCCAGTTTACTCTGCCACGTTTGGCAAGTAATCCACGACGCGCATGGCCTGCGTGGTGATGATGGTGCTCGTGGCCTGTGCTCCACGGAAGCACATCTTTGCGCGCCATGATGTGCGATTATCCACCACTCGACAGGTAATGGCTTTAACGCGCTCCTCACGATGGGCGCGGTTGACCATCTCCGCCTTTTCCGATTCGAGCGCATGGATGCGGGCGAGCAGTTCGGCGGTTGTTTTGATTGCCTCCAGCTTTGCCGCTTCCCGCGCTTTGGCGGAAGGTGGCAAGATGAAGACGGCGGGCTCTGACTGCGGACGCGGGGAACGCAGGCTTTGAGCGGTTAGCGCGGCGGATGACAAGTCATGGCGGCGCACTAGGTTGGCGGGTGTTCGTATTTTCATTGGTGTTCGTTGCTTGGGTTTCTGCCGCTGTCGGCAAAATCTGTGACGGCTAGGATTAGCGCGGCCCTTGCCCACTTTGACCACGAGACGGAGCCTCTGGACTTGTCTTGGGCCTCAATCTCGGCGCTGGTGAATCGAATCGTCTTCGTGATGCTTTTGACCTTATCTGGCGCTTTGGCGGCATTGCGCTTGCCGGTGTTGCCGTGTTTCATGAGTTAGATTCCGCTGAGTTCGCGACGGTTGATAAATTCAGCCTGTTTCAAAAGGCGCGGAGTTGATGCGGCGAGAATCGTTTTTACGACTTTGCCATGCTTGCGACCCCAGACTGCGGGACGTTTGCCAGTGATGAGAATGCGGGCGGCGGTGCCAACGGTGCAATTTGCTTTTTCGGCGAGGATGTGGAGTGAAGTTTTCATGGTGGTGTTTAGTTCGTTGTTTTCTCTGACAACGGGATTCTGCCACAGTTAAAACGTGACGCAAATTAAAAGTGCATTTATTTTATTCGGGTCGTTTTGATCCCGACTTTATGGAGATTCTGTCAAGACAATTCAACTACCACGCACGATAGGTTCCCCTAAGTTTGTCGAATTTGAGTTTAAACATGCCAGTCCAGCCGGTTTCTCGCTGCTTTTCAACCGTCACCTCGGCATCATGGGTGGATGCGTCAATGTCAGGAGTGAGCTTGTCTTGCACTCGGAGCTTCTCCTTGTCCGGATTCTTATTCACAAGGATCACATTGTCGGCGTTGTTTACCATGAGTGACGAGCCTTTGATGGAATACATGGAAGGGCGCACGACGGTCTGAGATGGCTTGGCAAGATGTGCGACGAGGTGAACGTGGCAGCCGGTTTCCTTCGCGAAATCTTGGAGCCGATTGCAGAACTGGCCCTGCGCTGGATAATCCTCCTCCAGTTCCTCAATTCTCATAAGTGAGTCAATCATTAGGTGAGCGCAGCCGTAGCGACGGCGAACCATAGCATCTCCATGAGTTCCTCTTGCTTCATGCTGCCCACAACGTCGGCAAAGATGAGATATTCACCAGCGCCACGAACAAAGGCGCGTGCGCTGTCATCGTTCAGTTTCTCCCCGTTGAAGATTGTCGCCAGTTTTCGGAGAGTCGTTTCGACCTTCATTTCGAGCGATGCCTCGAAGATGGCGGTTTGATCGGCTAGAAGCTGGGACTTGAGGAAGTTTAGGAACGTCGATTTACCCACGCCTGCGAAGCCTCCCCAGAGAGTCACCTCGCCGGGACGAAACCAGAAACCCGAATAAGGCCAGTGCCTTGCCATGAATTGCAGTGTAAAAGGTGGGTCTTTATGGGCGATCTCGGCAAGCAGTCGGCTCTCCATCTCGGCGGCAGTCACAAGCCGTTTGACCTTGGGAACCTTCGCGTTCGTGATCCAGTCGGCAGCGTCACCAGCGACAAAGCCAGCCATAAGGCAATCGTTCGCGTCCTTTTTTGGCATCGAAACAATCATGCAGCGATGCTTCCCGAGTCGAGCGGCTACCGTTTCCGTGATCTTCCGGCCTGCCTCGTCTTGGTCAAAGGCCAGATAAATCGTGTCGAAGACGGCTAGGTTCTCCCACTCGTAATCAATCCATGCGCAGCCAGTGCCGTTCGGGATAGACAGGGCCGGGATTCCCCACTGGTGCCACGTTGCGGCGTCGATTTGACCCTCTGCCAGTAGGACAGTCTTGGCCTTGTAAGCCGACTCTGGCAGGGCTTGCCACCCAAAAAGGGAGGGCGCGCAGTCCTTGTCCTGCCAGACTCGTTTATCTTTGTCGAGAGTGCGATAGGATCGGTTCACAAGATCACCTGCGGGTGAATACGACGGAAAAACGATGGCGCTTTTTTCGGGTAATCCTTCGATTTTGAACGCCTCAACCGTGGAATTTCTCAATCCTCGTTTGTCGCGGAGGTAGGACATGGCCTTTCCTGCGTCATTGAGTGGCCTAGAATCAATCGTAAACGGTTTCGAGTATGACTTACGCTCTAGCTGCCTGATAGGGTCCACAATGCCAAGGAATGCCTTTGCCTGTTTGATGGCCTCCGCAGGCGTGATGCCACGGGAGAGCCGCCAGAGGTCGAGCAAGTCGCCTTTGTCTTCGTCGTTTGACCAGTCGCGCCATTGCCCGGCGTAGGTGCCAGAGATGCCGATTTTGAGCGATTCGCCGGGGGAGCCGCCCACATCGCCGCAGAGCATCACGTTGCCATGCAGTTTCGCGCCTGGGAGTAGATGGGCAACGACGGCTTGAGCTTGAGCCGCTAGGCGCTCGGAGATTTCCGAGACTTTGAGTTCTACCATAGTTCAGGGCCTCCGGTGGACTCTGGGTCTTGCCCTTCTGCCTCGCGGCGTTTGGCTTCGTTCTCGGCACGCTTGCGCATCATCTTCGCCATGACATCAAGTGACCCGTCCTCCATGATGTAAGGCCAGTCGCTTTCAGGGTAGCTCTTCCGGTAATGCTCCATGCGCTGATCGGGTGTGAGTTTGCTAGGGTCGATCCATATCTCTTCGACTTCCGGCTCTGCTATTTTCTCAGTGAATAACCCTTTCCAGTTGTTAGCCATCGAGGTGTCAACGCTAACCTTCAGTCGTGCCGATGAATACTTGGCTTGTTCCGAACAAAGCCTTTGCCATCCGATTGGGACGTATGCCTCGCGGCGTTGGCGTTTGTATTCAAACCACTCGTCGAGAATTGGAATGTGAGATGATGGATAGCCATCTGGATAGACTGGCACAGTAACCTTGAGCTTTTTGGCAACCTTCTGAGTTGCCTTCCCTTCCGGTTCATTTCCGGTTAATATTCCGGTTCCTTCCGGATTGGGTGCACGTGGTGCGGGGGTGGGGTGCACGTGGTGCGGGGGTGGGGGTGCACTACATGCACCGGGGGGGTGCATGTAGTGCGGGGGTGCATGTAGTGCGGGGGTGCACGTGGTGCGGGGGTGCAAGTTATATTGTGTGCTAGTCCCCTGTCTAAAAATGCGCGTGAGATTGCCGTTACATTCAAGCTCAAGAATAGACTTTTGAACTGCTCTTTCACAAAGTGAAGTAAGCCGCACCAATGAGGCGACTGACAAGTCACAGCGCCCCGTTTTGTCGTTGTGTGCATCTGCCAGCATGTAGCCGACAAGGCGCTGGGTGGGTGTGCCTTCAATCATCTTGAAGGATTCAATCATGGAGAAACTCATTATTCAGCCCTCCTTGCTACTTCTGCGGCGATCTTTGAAAGCAATGGCTCACGCAGTTCTAAATTCTCCTTTATCCATTCGAGATACCAGTCGGGCAAATCGGCAAAGGCCGTTCCCTTAAACTTTCCAAAAGGCATCCCGCCAGATGGGGAGGGGCTGAACCCTCGCTCCGGTTTTTTGGTAGCCTCAAAATAAGCAACAGGCACTCCAGCCTTGCGCATATCAGCGACGGCCTTGATTGCTGCCGATTGCCACTCTCCCTCGGTGGCACTATCATTCAGCGCCAAAGCTAGGAGCTTCATTGCTTTAGGTGGGAGTTCAAATGCGTGGTCCATATCAACAAAAATCCCTCAACTCTGCCGCCGAGTTGGAACGCGCCCAATGATAAGCGCCCCGACGACAGGATTGAAGGATTGATTGTTGAGAGTTCATTGCGTTGATGCCGGAGGGTTCCACTCCTGTTGTCCGGCAACCTGAGTCTATTTACCCTCTGCGGGAAGGCAAACGGAACCGTTGATTTTGTGCGGCTTATCTTTGCAGCGTGGGCAGGTTTCGGTGCGGCCTGTCCCGGTGTTTACGAGGACGCGGCCTTTGCCGAGGCAGCGGCGGCAGGTCTTTTGAGGAATGCTCATGTTGGTGAATCAGGAAGAAAAACAAGCATCACGCGGGAGCAAAGTCGCTTTCCTTCCGGCATTTCATCAGCCTGAATTGTGATGGACTTATCACGGTAATCAAAGGCAATGAGCTTGCCCGCTATCGAGTTTTCCAAAACAAGCGGGTGGAGTTGTTTAGGCTCAACTGGAGTGTGTATGTCAACCATAAGAATAGGAATAAGGTCGAGCGTGCTCATTTCTCAAAAGTAACCCCCCAAGGTTTCGCCAATCTGGTCAGCTTCTCGAAAGTGAAGCCGACGCGCTTGGCAGTGTTGTCGATCGACAGTCCGGAAGACCTGAAGAATCGCCAGCGTTTGACGTGGCGGATGACTTCGGCTTTTGGCAGGGCTTGGACGATGGTGCGGGTGATCATTTTTCGCGAGTTTTAGAATTGCCCATGAATCCAATGACAGGACGTTCCGCGCGTGATTGCCGGTATTCCAGTTCAACGCGGAGTGAGCCGATGATGACCGCGCCAGCGCGGCAGATAGCCATAGCTTCCTCGGCGCTGATGCTTTTGTTTTCGAGCGAGTCAACGGTGCGCGCCATCTTCTCTCTGAGTTTTTCAATGTTGTTCATAGTGTCTTGATGCTGGTGTTTAGTTTGCGGGATAGTTTGATGTGCTGTCTTTTCAGTTCGATCAATTCTGGCGGGCATTCGCTGACCGGCATGTGCAGGTAGCGATTAGCCACGACGGAATCTGGCAGCCTCTCAGTGTATCGTCTGCGTTGAGTTTTGAATGTTTCGGGGTTGCGCTTTTGCTTTCGAGTCTTGCGAG